GTTATTCCGTTCATATGGTCAAGCTCATGTTGAAAACATCTTGCAGTTAAACCGGTAAATATTTTTGTATGGTATTGCCCATTAAAATCTTGGTACTTGACTTTTATTGTCTCCGGTCTTTCGATATTCAGGAAAAGGTCTTTGAAACTTAAACACCCTTCTTCCATCTTTAGTGTTTTTTCCGAACTCTCAATTATTTCCGGATTAAAAAATGCCACATAGTTATCATCCATACCCATTACAAAAACACGGTAATTATAACCACACTGATTGGCAGATAACCCTAAACCGTTGTGTTTTTTGCATGTCTCAACTAGAGAACTTGCAAAACGATTTGAATCAACAGGTGGATTTTCAAAATTGAAATTTTCTAATTTAGTTTTGAGTGATGTATGATTTTCTGGAACTAGGTCAAATAATTCTATTTTTATCTGAACTATACTTTTTTTATCCTCATCTTTCCACGCTTCTGTATTAATTACTAAAACATCTTCGTTTTTCATTTTGCCACCTCGTATTTATAAATATAACTTATTTTTCGATTTGACTGAAGTTATTTTTTTTAGTGAAACGAATTATTGATCTAAATTTATCAAATAGTTGGTCACCTTTATGCGATATGACAAACACATTCGTTTTACTATCTAGCGTGTTCAGAATTTTTAGAAATTCTTCTGTACCCACTGAGTCTAAAGATGAATCGAATACTTCATCTAATATTAACAGATTAGTATTGGTTGAATTCTTCAACTTTGCGATCTGTCTCCAAGTAAACAGGAGTGCCAAATCAATACGCATTTTTTCACCTTCGGAGAAAGAAGCATATGAAAAAACATCCCTATGTCTTGACTTAATAGTCTCTTCAAAATTTTCATTTAAATTAAAATTGACAAAAAAGTCCATTGCAGTTAGATACTTGTTAATCAGCTTATTCATTATTGGAAGATACTGTCGGATAATCTTAGTTTTTATACCAGTATCTTTAAGTAAAGTTGCTGCAAATTCATAATACTGTTTTTCAATAGAAAGTTTTTTTGCTTCTTCAACTAAAGTTTCCAATTCTTTTTTCAACTCTTTTAGTTTATTATTATCCGTTTCTAATGTTATGGCATTCTGACTTAAAGAATTAATTTCTTCCAACAATGATAGGTTATATTTTGTTGTTTGAGTTACCTGTGTTGATAATTTAATTATTTCAGAGTTATGATTATTGATACTTTTTTGTATATCAGATATTTTATTGAGTCTCTCATTTATTTTAGTTATTTCTTCTTCCAACTTTTTAGTAGCTTCATTTATCTGTGATAACTTTTGGTTTTTTTCTCGAATATGTTTTTGTTTATGATCGTGTTCAATGACCTGCTCACACGTTGGGCAGTTATCATTGTTCTGATAAAACTCAATTTCTTTCTTTAATTTTTTAATATTGTTTTCAAATTTAGCCTCAATTTGAAACATTTTTTTATTTTTGCTTTCGATGTTTACTTTATCGTTTATATTGCTCATTAGAGCATCTATGTGTTTTTGTATCAAAGTTATATCAGAATTAGTTTTTTCAATAAACAAATTGTTATTGTTTAACTCATCTTTCTTTTTATTCAGAAGTTCTTTTGAGTTCTTTTTATGCTCTTCGATATTTTGCCTTTGAAGTTCTATCTTTTCGGCAGATAATTTCATTTTATACTCAGAATCTTTCTGAGTATCTTTAATGCCTGACAATTTATTTTTGACAATATTGTTCATTGACGAAAAGATTTGAATGTCTAATAGGTCCTCAATTATAGTCCTTCTATCAGCGGGTGAAAGTTGCATGAACGGAACAAATGATGCAGATCCTAGAATTACAACTTGTGTAAAAGATTTATAGTTTAATTTAAGTATAAACTTTTCCAGTTGTTCTTGGTAGTCTTTGGACTTAGCATCTTGATTTACTAAGTTTCCGTCACAATAAATTTCAAAGATGTTCGGTTTAATACCACGTACAACTTTGTAATTCTTCTTTCCTATTTTGAATTCTATTTCAACAACACAATTTGAATTATTGATAGAGTTTAACAACTGTGGTTTGTTAATTTTTCTGAAAGGTTTTCCAAACAAACCAAAAGTTAACGCATCAAGAATCGTGGATTTTCCTGCACCATTTTGCCCAATAATAAGTGTGTTGGAGGACTTCAGAAAATTTATTTCTGTAAAAGCGTTACCTGTGGAAAGAAAATTTTTCCACCTGCATTTTTCAAATGTAATCATTATTTAAACTTTGGACCAATACACCAGAGTACAAGGGTTTTTCTAAGCCCACTTATTACGGGGCAAACTCTATGTAAAAGAAAAGAAGGAAATACAACGACACTGCCTTTACTCAAAGGTACAGTTTCTGGAAACCTTTCTTCGGAAAGATTTAATTGAAACTCTCCTCCTAAAAAATCTACTCCCGGTTCGTTTAACAAAAGAACCACACTTAATTTTCTAAAATATTCATTCAGTCTGTAATAATCTGTGTGAACGTCGGAATGAGGCGTTTTAAAAGGAATATCCATATGAAATTCATGTTTTCCCATATCATTATATTCAGTATACTGTAAGTAATCATAGCCTGTTAATTCGAAACCGTAAACATTATCATTGTAGTAACCAATAAGCGTGTTCATCTTTTCATAAATCCAACGATTTTGTGGAGTAACTTCAGTTATAAATGCCGTTTTTGCCTTTCTTGTATTGTAACTATCATCAGTGAACAATCCTCCATCAACTAAATTAAGAGAAGCTCCATACATTGAAATTAAATCACATTCTTCCGATGTGAAAAAACCGTTATCTACAACGTAATTTTGTATAAAAAGTTGTTTATTAAATGACTTATTTACAATTCTAGTGACAAAACTCATGCTGTTTCCTCATTTAAGGCTTCAATGTACAACTCTTTAAAAATGTTTTTTAGTTTATCTTTATTCAAATCTGTTGTCAAATTGTCGACATACCGATTTAATATTGTGGATGTATCTTCAGCTTGGTCAACATTAATATCATCCTGTTCTTCGGCATCAGAAAAATCTTCGGTAATGTTTACGTCAGCAGGATTTTCTTGATAAAGTTTGTTTACCAACATATCAAAAAGATAGGGATTTGTTTTGTTAACAACCACAATTTTTACGTATGACGAATTGTATTTCGATAGATCCATTTCTTGGATTGTTTTAATATCATCTTTTTTATCGTCATAAAAAATCTTGTGAAACATATTGTAAGGATTTTTTATGAATTCTAACTCTTGGGTTTGAAGATTAAAAATATGAAACCCTCTAGGATCATCATAATCTTGCCATGTTAGTTCGTAAGGATTTCCCAAGTAATGTATATTTTTTCGTGAAGATTTATGATGATAGTGCCCAGAAAAAACCATATCAAACTTATCAAACATCTTAGGATTCAACCCCTCATTTGAAGGTGCACCACGATACATTTGAAATCCTTCAATTTCAAAATGACCCATACAAATCGTGCTTTCCGTATTCTTCAGTTCACTCATCGATGCGTCATAATTTTCAGAACATATCCAAGGCATCATACAAATTTTTGTGCCATCAATTTCCAAAGTCTTAGGTGATTCGATGATACTAATATTATCGTAATCTTTGAGCATCAATTCTGGAGAATTTACAGTGTTGGTATTTTTATAATACGTATCGTGATTACCAACCAACATGTAAACTTTAATATCTCTAGTCTTCAACCTGTCAAAAAACATGCTCTTAGCACGGTGCAACGAATAAAAGTTTACATATTTTCTACGGTCAAAAGTATCACCTAAAATAAAAACGGTATCAATACCTCGGTCATCGAGTTCTAGGAAAAATAGATTATAAAATTTCTCATAGAAATCTAAAAAATGTAGTGCATCATTTCTAGCACCGAAATGTTGATCAGTTATTAAGGCAACTTTCATTCAATTCATTCCAAAAATTTTTCAATACCTTTTTCTTTTTTAGCCACACGCTTTTTCTTTTTTGTCTCTTCAAAGTTTTCAATGAACTCTGATATGTTATCATATAATTCGAAAGGTTTCGAGTTAATTTCATCAAATCCTAACAAGTCTGCCTCTTCTAAAATACCAAAATTTTCGGTAGATTTGTATTTGACATACAATTGTTTTTTCTCTTTTTGTATTCTCCTCAGGAACGCATAATAAATTATCTGTGTAAAATACGCAAAGGCGTTGTTTGATTTACTTGGATCAAAATTTTCAAAGTACATCAAACAATTCTCAATACCGTCTGCAACCATTTCGTCACGATAAGTGTAGTTTATGAAATTGGGTTTGTGTGACAACCCTTCAGCGATTTTCATAAAGCATTCACCAATGTAATTTGGTATCATCGGTTTTGGAAGGTGTTCTTTCTTTGCTTTTTCTACCGATTCTTTGTATTCGACCAAAGCTTTACAGAAATCGGCATTGTTAATATAATGTTTTTTGGTATTTGTGTTCATGTTCACCATCTTTTCTCTTGATTTCCACTTGACAAAGGTCTACACTCCAGTATGTACCCTCTGCATGTTAATTAATGTATTTGGATCCAGGTGGATTAATTGTGTCCAATATCAGTTTCATTTCATCATCAGTAAGACTTTCATCTACATTTTCATTGAAATGATCTTTTTTCCTTCTCTCTAGAGATTCCATAACAGCATTTTCATAATATTCCGAAAAAACAGAAGATGGGCTCATCTTTGCAAAGATATCTTTTTCTTTAATTATCGCCTCATTAGATTGCATAACAGCTACTGGTAACCAATGATCAATCGATATTGATTGTCTTCCTGTTCTTTCGTTAGTCATAAGGTATACCACGAAAGGTTCTCTTATAAAGTATTCTTCACCTACATTTTCTACATAAGTAATAATGATATCGTCATTACTTAATTTGAATAATTTAATTGTTTCCATTTTTTAGCCCTATTTTGTAAAGTTTGTAGATGAACTTCTCTTCATTATATAGCTTTGTTCTTTCCACAAAGTGTTTCAACGTATGATTTATGTAATTTTTATATCTCATATCATCTGCAATATCATAAAGTATTGCTTTTTCTTTATTGTCACCTAATCTCAATGCTCTGCCGATAGATTGTAAGTTGCGTATTCTGGACTTTGAAGGAGATGCAAATATAATATTGTGCAAATTCCTGATATTAATACCGGTAGAAAAGGTGCCATATGAAGCAATTATGATTGCATCATTTTCTCTTTCTGTTATATTGCGTACTTCTTCCCTCGTTTCAACATCTGTTTTTCCTGAGATAAAAAATATCTTTCTTTCACCAATATTTTTTGTATTGGTGATTAAATCATATATTAATTTTCCATGTTTGTCAACATATTGATACAATATGAGTGTATTTCCTTTTAATGACACGGCTAAATTTTTGATGAATTTGTTTCTTTGTTCATTTAGTATTAGATATTGTATTTCTTCTTGGTACGTGGACTTTTTAAGTTTCTCACACATTTCATCTGAGTGCTTTAGCACTAGACATTTGATTTCGAAATCTGCAAGTCTTTTTTTGTCCATCAGTTCTCTGGTGGTTGCTACTTTTTCACTGATACCAAAAAGCCCCTCAAGAACTAATTTGTGTGTTTTTGTACCATCTAAGCTACCAGTTAATCCTATACGATACTTGGCGTTTACACAATTCGATAAAATTGTTGTTAGAGACTGTGCCTTAAATCTATGTGCCTCATCTCCAATAACAAAATCAAATTGTTCATAATAACTCTTGGGTAGTTTATAGATGGACTGCCATGTTGATATGATCAAAGGAAGTTCTGTAACCTTTTCTTTTCCTTCGTATATTCTATGAATGTTTTCAGAAACACTCCATTGATTTTGAGACGAATAGTCTTTAAAGTCTGAATATAGTTGTTCAACGAGTGATGTGGTTGGAACTATTATCAGACCTTTTTTACAATGATAGTTAAGAAATTGTCTGACAAGAAGATATATGATTAGAGATTTACCTGATGCGGTTGGAGAAACTAGCAATGCTCTCCTATTACGCATAGCATACAGAAACGCATTCTTCTGATGCTCATCGACCGTTAATTTTTTTCCATTTGAATGTGGATTTATTTCTTCGAAAAATTTGTTTGACAGATACTCTGAGAAGTCTTCAGTTAAATCTGGGCGAGGATCACAGTATTCTATATTGTAGTTTCTTTCACTTGCAAAAGATTCAATATAGTTCAGTAAGCCATGATATATTAAATTTGTGTCTATGTGATAGAGATATATTTTTCCATTCCAAATTTTGTTTCTATAAGCCGGCACAAACTGAAAACCTGGAACGAAAAAAGAAAAATATTCATGAAGTTCTTTTGATATATGTTTCTCGCATATTATTTTTACATACGATTCATTGTGCTTAATTATTTTTATTTTTTCTATTAGCATTACTATGCGTCCAAACTTTATTTTTTTTTCATTCTCTCACTTCTAACGTTACTTTGTTCTTTAGCTATATCAGTTTCCACCTATAAATTTTTCCCATGAAATATAGTCTCTTAATTGAAAGGTTCTGCTTTTTAATTCTTGTAAAATAGATTCACAAGCAGAAACTGCTTCGTCGTGATACATCTTCTTTTCAAGTAAGCGTACAAGTTGTTGGTCTGAATCTATATATCTCTCAATCCCTTGCTTTGTTTTGAGATTTAAAAGAAAGGGTTCCCAACCGTATTGTTCAAGTTCTTCTTGAGACAAAGAACCATTATAATATTCTTCTTTTACTTTTCTCAGTTTAGAGTAATCAAATTGTGCCTTTTTAGCAGCCAACCTATGAGAAATTAATATTTTTAGGTATTTGTTATGCAGCTTTGGTATTTTTAGCAGTTCTTTACCTGGTTCCGTCGAATCTATATTAGAGTCTTCGTCCCACAATTTGATGATTTGTTCAAGATTTTCCATAATTAATCCATAGGTAAATCTATATTATATCATTATAATCTTTCAATGTCAAAATAGTTGTACTTAAAAGTTGCTGTGGCATAAATGTGTTCTTCTGCCGATTTTGTGGTATCGAATTCTATATCCGATAGACTTAACGGAAAGATATCCCGGTATTTAATTCTAAATTTTGGATTGTTTTGATTTGAATATATGGTAAGTATGGCTTCAGCTTTAGGTTTAGTTCTATATCCCATATCTGTTGTTATGCCACGCATCCAATTATGTACGAATAGCCATGATGATAGGTCTTCATTGACCAAAAACTCCATCTCAAAATTACCATACGTTAGTTTTGTTCCTGGTACGTATAAGTCCAAGTTTGGAGTTACTTGAGTAAGTTCTTGTAAATTTAACCCTGGAAGATTAACTTTTTGACAAAAATATACAGTGTCAGAAATTTCTGGAAAACTTACCGTGTATTTGGTAGGTTGTAGTAAATTGGTGTTTTTTGGTTTACTGATTAGACCACTCATGGTTTTCTCCTATATTTACTATTTAGGAATAAAAAAAGAGGAGCCCGAAGGCTCCTCTAAAACCACTCTTAACGGTGGCTACATCAATTACATCAGATTGGCGACTCTAAAAATACGGTAGTATGTGTTGCGCTTCGAGTAAAGCTGACCCAGATCGGCGTTAGTACCGCCTGCAAATGGGTTTGCAACCATGCCGTAACGTGTCTTGAATCCAATCTTTGGCTGGAACGTGTACTGATCAACTGCACGAACCATCTGGAGAGGAACGTATGGGCAATAGAACAGACCAGCGTCATAAGGTGAAGAACCCTTATAGCCGATTGTGACAAGCTCTTGATTGCTTGTGTAGCCGCCGAAGTATGGGTCGATATAGACCTTGATACGTCCATGCAGCAGACCAGCAAACGTGTTGCCTGTGTCATCAACTTGCAGATCGGTTGACAGAGCAGGTGTATAAGAAAGAACACCAGCCATGGCTAAAGCAGAAGCAACGTCTGAAGAAACGATCAGAACGTTACCTTTACCACGACGAGTTTCTTTAGCAATAACGTTAGCGTCACGTTCGATCTGGAAAATCAGACCTTTGAAACGCTCAACTGACCAACGACCATTTGAGTCTGTGTCAAGGTCGAACACACCAGCAGTTGTTGTACCATACTGAGCACCGTTCTTAGCAACAGTGTAGATTGTACGAATAACTTCACGATTGATCTCAGCAAGAATTTCTGTTGACAGAATGTTTGACAGTTCTGTTTCAGCATCCAGACCGTGAATTGCTTTCAGGTCTTGTGCGAGTTCTAGTGAGTATTCAGCTTTCAGCGCACGGCTTTGTGCTGTAACAGTGACTTTCTCAATCGAGAATGCCATTTGCTGGAATGCTGTGTTATTCTCGGATCCCAAGAATTCAGCAGTAGCGGTTGGCATACCGATACCAGTTGTGAATGTATTAGCTGTTGTAAAGCCGTTACCAACTGGGTTGGTGATTGTATCACCAGTCGTGTTGTTAGCAAAGCCGAAACGGTTAGTGTCTGAACCGATACCAGAGAACTGAGTATTAGCTTCGTTGTAGAAAGCCTCAGTACCAGCAGCCATGTTCTGACCATAACGGGCACGCATTGCGAAAATCAGACCTGTAGGACCAGTCATTGGCTGAACGCCAGCAACGTCATATGCAATCAGGTTTGGAAGGGCACGACGAACGAGACTGATAAGAATTGGGTCAAAGTTCTGAACACCAGCACCAGTTGTGTTTGTTGGACCGCCAGAAGTTGTTTCTAAAAGCATACCCATTTGGGCACGATCAGATGCCATAGCTTGAGATTGATTCTCAAGAACCATGGCTGTAACAGCTTTACGATATGGATCTTTGATAGATTCCAGTTCAGGATGCTCAAGAACTGGCTTCCATTTTGCTTGAAGTTCTTCAGATAGATACATTTAAGTAACTCCTATAATTGTTAAATGTGGTATTATTTATTTTAATACCGATTTAGAGATTGTTCTTGCAACGGCGTCGACAAGAGGATCAGCCGAAACTTTTGCTGGCTTATCATCAGGAACTTCGACACCCTCTTCTAGGGCAGATTTTTCAGCAGTCTTAACTGTTGAAGGAACATATGCTTCTTTCAATGTGTTAAGTTTTTCTGTGAAGTCTTCCTCAGAAGTAAACTCGACACTCTCTGCGAGCGACTTAAGTTTTTCTACCTGAGTCTGCGTTAGGCCTTCGCAAACTGCTTGCACGGCCTGAATTTTTTTATGTTCGTTGATTTCTTTTTTCAGTTCAATTGAACGTGCAATTTGCTCGTTTAATTTTCCTTCCAGATCTTCAACTGTCTGAGTCAGTTCTTCAACGACATCAACCTTTTCTTCTGGAATATCAATATAGTGTTCTGCAAACAGGTTGCGTAGACCACCAATAAAGTCTTCCACGATTTCTGAACGTAAACCGCTTTCGATAGCAAGTTTATTTTCTTCCATCCATTCTTCGACCATATAATTTAAATAGTCGTCGATTTTGTTAGCAAAATCTTCTTTGAGTTCTGTGATAGCACTGTCGAACTGTTGAGCATACTCTTGTTCCATTTCTTCAGCGATCTCTTCAACACGAGACATGACTGCTGCTTCGAAAATTGTGGTAGCTTTTTGAACGAATTCTTCTGAAAGGCTTTCACCTTGCATCAGTGCATCGATATCTTCTTTCATTGAAGTTTTCTTTGCAGCAAATTTAGCAGCCGCATCTCTAAAAGCTGCATGATGTTGAGCTAGATGTTGTTGTAAATGGTTCACAACACCAGATTGTAAAGATTTATGTGCCGACTTTTCTGCACTTGACATTGCTCTTCCAACATTCATACGGCGTCTTGCAGCACTAACAGAACCAACTTCAGTATGCGCTTTAGCTAATTCAGAAGGTGAACTTGAACTTTTAACACGGTTTATTGTTGCTTCAATTGCAGAAGCATTTTTTGCATGATGAGCAGCTCTATTTGGATTTGAAATTCCATGTAGTGAAATTGCTTTTTTTGCTAAATGTGTTGCAACACTTTTAGCATCGGACATGTCAACGGCTTCATCGAATTGTTCATATTCTTCATTTTCATCTTCGTAACCTTCGTCTTCTGCTTCGGCTACCATGTTATCTTCATCTTCTTCTGTTTCTTCATGGTATGTCTCAAATGTGGCACCTTTGTTTTTGTCCATCATTTGACGGCCTGGTTTACCCTCTGGATGCTCAACTGAACCAGCTTCAGCAGGTTGACCTTTTAGTTTCTTCATTGGTTCAGCACCAACGGGTGGTGTTGCACCAGGAGGGGTTGCAGTTGCAACACCTTTAGTAGCATCTGGACCTGCGTCTGTTGTTTTGGTTACTTCAGTACCGATATCACCAACTTCTTTTTGCCCAGCAACAACTGAGGTAGGAAGACGGCTTGGCCCTTCTTGTTTTGCTCTTGCTGTGCTGATACTTTTATTCAGAACTTCAGCGGCAGCTTCAGATAAATTAAACTTCTTAACCATTTAGAAATCTCCTTGGTTTTGTATTTGGAATATTTATAATATTATAATTTTTTAAGGAAGTTTTCGAAGATATTTAAACTTACTTGTTCAATCTCTTTTCTAGACGCTTTACGAATTTGTTGTTTAGCCTCATGAAGATGAACTTCAGTCCATTTACCATCTACTAACATCCATTCTTTGCCTTCCATAATGCCCTGTACAAATGCACCGGGTGCAGAAGGGTCGGCCACAATATCTGCCGCTGTGGCTAGATAAAAGTCGGGTTGCACAACATTGACACCGTTGACCATTTTAAGAGAACCCATACCTCTGGATGAGACACCTAAGCATGCCCCTCCTTCGATTAAGCTTCTTGCAATGTTACCCATTGGTGTATCGAGGATCTTAGCTTTACCAATCCATTGTGTACCATCTTCTCTTAATCCTGTAACCATATGTGAAACACGATCAAGATTAATGGTAGGCGTGTCAGGATGCCCTAATTCACCAAAAGCTCGATTCTTATTGATATACTCCTGTGTATATCGGTCTACTTCTTTCTTTAAAGTATTGTATTCATACAATCTTTTATTTTTATTTTGTCTTTCTGCAACCAGAAAAGGACCTTCAATAAAAAGAGATTTTTTGCCGTCTTTTTCTTCTGTTAAAATATTGACAGATTCGGTAATTTCTTTAATAAGTTTCATCTTACCCCCAAGGAAGCCCTTTTTCTAAGTGATATTCTTCTTTTTCTTAAAATCTGATTCAGTTTACTTCTTCTTTTAATCTTTGCCCGTCTTGCACCCATTTTCCTTCTTCGTCTTTCAAGTGGCGACATTCTCACCAATCTGCCGCCTCTATACACATAACCTTGTACTGAAGAAAGTTTTTTACGCCTTTGTACTTTTCCCGCCCTCACTCTTACACGAACAACTTTTGTCCTGCCTATTTTTTGTATATTGGCTTCTAGTATGTTCTCCAGTAAGGTATCTAACCTTTCTTTGACGAACAGAGACAACATTTTATGGCTTTAGCCCATACTGCCCATAGTTAAATGCAGCAGGATCATTAAACTGTCCACGCTGATATTGTGCATTATCTTTTCTCAGTTCTATAAGGATTGTATAGCTTGCATTTGCAACTTGCCCTCTTGTATGAATAGAAATGTCACCATTATTATTTGCGGTTATAGTCGGATTTTTAACGGTAATCATACTACCATCGCCATCATACATTCCATTACCTTGCATGAAAAACAATGGTACACCATCTTCTGCTGTTGCGCTTGCCGTATTTGCCCAGTATAATTCAACGGATCCTGAACTTGTGTCGGTGTCATACCACAATCTATTTACGGTCAATCCGTAATATGAAAGAGGAGTATTTGCTGAACCGCCCCAAACG